GACAATATAAAACCTTATTCGTCCGAGAATTCTGGCGAATCCTCTGACCTGCCAGAAAACGACCTTCCTGTGGTGAAAGCGGATGCTGCGATTCAGAACGGCAGCAAGTGGGGGACAGCAGAAGACCTGACCGCCGCAGAGTGGATGTTTGACATGGTGAAGACCATCGCGCCATCAGCCAGAAAACCGAATTTTGCAGGGTGGGCTAACGATATCCGTCTGATGCGTGAACGTGATGGACGTAACCACCGCGACATGTGTGTACTGTTCCGCTGGGCCTGCCAGGACAACTTCTGGTCCGGTAACGTGCTGAGTCCGGCCAAACTCCGCGACAAGTGGACCCAGCTCGAAATCAACCGAAACAAGCAACAGGCTGGCGTGACAGCCGGCAAACCAAAACTCGACCTGACGAACACTGACTGGATTTACGGGGTGGATTTATGAAAAACATCGCCGCACAGATGGTTAACTTTGACCGTGAGCAGATGTGCCGGATCGCCAATAACATGCCGGAACAGTACGACGAAAAGCCGCAGGTACAGCAGGTAGCGCAGATAATCAACGGTGTATTCAGCCAGTTACTGGCAACTTTCCCAGCGAGCCTGGCTAACCGGGACCAGAACGAACTGAACGAAATCCGCCGCCAGTGGGTGCTGGCTTTTCGGGAAAACGGGATCACCACAATGGAACAGGTTAACGCTGGAATGCGCGTAGCCCGTCGGCAGAATCGACCATTCCTGCCATCACCCGGGCAGTTTGTTGCATGGTGCCGGGAAGAAGCATCCGTTATCGCCGGACTGCCAAACGTCAGCGAGCTGGTTGATATGGTTTACGAGTATTGCCGGAAGCGAGGCCTGTATCCGGATGCGGAGTCTTATCCGTGGAAATCAAACGCGCACTACTGGCTGGTTACCAACCTGTATCAGAACATGCGGGCCAATGCGCTTACTGATGCGGAATTACGCCGTAAGGCCGCAGATGAGCTTGTCCATATGACTGCGAGAATTAACCGTGGTGAGGCGATCCCTGAACCAGTAAAACAACTTCCTGTCATGGGCGGTAGACCTCTAAATCGTGCACAGGCTCTGGCGAAGATTGCAGAAATCAAAGCTAAGTTCGGACTGAAAGGAGCCAGTGTATGACGGGAAAAGAAGCAATTATTCATTACCTGGGGACGCATAAGAGCTTCTGTGCGCAGGACGTTGCTGCGGTAACAGGCGCAACAGTAACCAGCATAAACCAGGCTGCGGCTAAAATGGCGCGGACAGGAATCTTAGTTATTGATGGTAAGGTCTGGCGAACGGTGTATTACCGGTTCGCTACCAGGGAAGAACGGGAAGGAAAGGTGAGCACGAATCTGATTTTCAAGGAGTGTCGCCAGAGTGCCGCGATGAAGCGGGTGTTGGCATTTTATCGCGGCAATTTTCAATAGACTATGTACATAAAAATATCATTTTTTAATACATGTCTAATTATTGGACGAAATTGGTTTTTGCTTTGGTTTAGTTAGCCTAGCAATCAAGCCAGAGGCAATAATGATGATCCAAGCAATTTGATGCAATGCTACTCCAATATAAGAACCTTTATAGATAATAAAGGCATAGATCGCTAGAAACGAAATAAATATCCATAACGAAAGTTGATAAATTTTGGCGCGCATATTTAATCCAATCAATCAGAAAGACGAGTAATCATAGAGGTACTATCACCCGGGTAACTATTGCTATTATGAACGGATAGGATAGAGGCTTCAATAACATATGCATCAAGTATGATGGAATATGTAGATGAAAATGACTTGTGTCAAATTTGTGGAAATGAGTACCATGTTTCTCTGAAATTGATGTCGTTAATGGCTAGTGATAGTGAACTTTTTTACTTTATAATTCCTTTGGTTATAACAATAAGGTAAATTTATGAAGAAGATAATATTATTAGCCATGATTATTGGTTCTTTAACAGGTTGCGCTAGTGTGCCACCATTGAATTTTTCAACACCTAACGTGGGAGTTAGCCAGAAAAAAATAGATGCTGAAATTAAGTCATTAACGGTATCACTTGCTCGTCCAGATGAGCAGAAAGGGGATATCACTGCTGGTATGGAGGCTATAACTCCAATTTGGCGTGAATCTTTGCAGGAAGCACTCGACCGAATGACTATTTTTCGTGATAGTTCACCAAATACGGTTAGCTTAAATGTTAAAGTGTTGGCTCTTGACGTTCCTGCTTTTGGTGTTTCAATGACAACTAAAGCAATTGCAAGGTATGAAATAATCAACCGTGCGAATGGTGATATTATATATACGCAGGATATTGAGTCTACCGGTACTGTTCCAGCCAGTTACGCATTCTACGGTATTGTTCGAGCACGCGAATCTGTTAATCGCGCGGTGCAAAACAACATAACGCAGTTCTTGCAAGCATTAGAAAGTGTTGATCTTTCTCGTCCAATGTTTCCTGTTAGGGTAGCTAAATGAAGCGATTATTCGTAATTGCTCCACTCTTAGTGTTGGTTGGATGCGCACAAAATATATCGCCAAATAGTTATTCTGTTGGCTCTGTGGGCATGGTTAATCGAACTATCGCTGGTACAGTTATTAGTGCCAGGGGGGTTGATATCAGTGGGACTTCCGCGTTAGGCGGGACTGCTGGGGCTGCCGTGGGGGCAACCGCTGGTTCTGCGCTTGGTGGGGGAGTTCGTTCTAATATCGTTGGTGCCGTTGGTGGTGCAGTCATTGGTGGTATTGCCGGGGCAGCAATCGAATCTTCAGCAACAAAACAAACAGGCATGGAATATGTTGTCGAAACTGAGAATGGGAATTTAATGACCATTGTTCAAGGCAAAGATCCGTTATTTACTCAAGGAAGTAAGGTCCTTGTTTTATACGGAAACCCTTCTCGCATAATAACAGACCCGCGTCACTAACATACCTTTTGATTTTGTAAAATCAATTCGTAATAATAAAGTCATCGGAGCTTGAACAACTCCGGTGACTTCTGCGCTAAACGGGGACGTTTATGCGCACATACAATCCAAACTCTCTTCTCCCTTCACAGATGCAGAAATGCACCTGCGATTTTTTGCATCCTGCGTTTGACCTCTGCGGAGGTGAAGCGTGAACCTACCACAAGATGGCATCAAATTACATCGCGGCAACTTCACCGCTATCGGCCAGCAGATCCAGCCTTATCTGGAGGACGGAAAATGCTTTCGCATGGTGCTTAAACCGTGGCGTGAGAAACGCAGTCTTTCCCAGAATGCACTCAGCCACATGTGGTACAGCGAAATCAGTGAATACCTTATCAGCAGGGGGAAATCGTTCGCTACCGCAGCATGGGTAAAAGAAGCTCTCAAACACACATACCTCGGTTATGAAACCAAAGAACTGGTTGATGTCGTAACCGGTGAAATCACCACTATCCAGTCGTTACGCCATACCTCCGATCTTGATGCCGGAGAGATGTATGTCTTCCTGTGTAAGGTTGAAGCCTGGGCGATGAATATTGGCTGCCACCTGACTATTCCGCAGAGCTGCGAGTTCCAGCTGCTGCGCGACAAGCAGGAGGCGTAATGGCTACACCGCTTATTCGTGTCATGAACGGACACATCTACAGAGTACCAAATCGTCGTAAGCGTAAACCTGAGCTGAAGCCATCCGAAATACCAACACTGCTCGGATATACCGCCAGCCTGGTTGATAAAAAATGGTTGCGACTGGCAGCAAGGAGGAATCATGGCTGATTTGAGAAAAGCAGCGCGTGGTCGGGAATGCCAGGTAAGAACCCCTGGCGTATGTAATGGCAACCCTGAAACGTCTGTACTGGCACATATCCGGCTGACTGGATTGTGCGGCACCGGTACCAAACCGCCAGACCTGATTGCCACCATTGCATGTTCTGCCTGCCACGACGAAATCGACCGCCGCACACATTTTGTCGATGCCGCATATGCAAAAGAATGCGCGCTGGAAGGTATGGCGAGAACGCAGGTTATCTGGATGAAAGAGGGGGTAATCAAGGCGTGAATACCTACAACATCACATTACCCTGGCCTCCGAGCAATAATCGCTATTACCGCCATAATCGCGGGCGCACGCACGTCAGCGCAGAGGGGCAGGCATACCGCGATAACGTCGCCCGAATCATTAAAAACGCAATGCTGGATATCGGCCTGGCTATGCCTGTGAAAATCCGCATTGAGTGCCACATGCCGGATCGCCGTCGCCGTGACCTGGATAATCTGCAAAAAGCCGCTTTTGACGCACTCACTAAAGCAGGTTTCTGGCTGGATGATGCTCAGGTCGTTGATTACCGCGTTGTGAAGATGCCTGTTACCAAAGGTGGGAGGCTGGAACTGACCATCACCGAAATGGGGAATGAATGATGTTTGAGTTTTATATGGCAGAACTTCTTCGCCACCGCTGGGGGCATCTGCGCTTATATCGTTTCCCCGGTTCTGTTTTGACCGATTACCGAATACTGAAGAATTACGCCAAAACCCTGACAGGAGCAGGAGTATGAAGTCAGAGATAACAATCAACTAATACTGTTTTGTTGATTTTTGCTTGTGATTGGCGTTCTGGTCTGATTTTTGTGGAGTAAGTTGATGCGTGATATTCAGATGGTTCTTGAGCGTTGGGGAGCGTGGGCGGCTAATAATCATGAAGATGTGACTTGGTCGTCCATTGCCGCCGGTTTTAAGGGATTAATTCCTTCAAAAGTAAAATCTCGCCCGCAATGTTGTGACGATGATGCGATGATCATTTGCGGGTGCATGGCCCGTCTGAAAAAGAACAACAGCGATTTGCATGATTTATTGGTGGACTATTATGTCGGCGGCATGACTTTTATGGCGCTTGCACGTAAGCATGGGCGATCTGATTGTTGGGTTGGCAGGATGCTTCAGAAAGCTGAGGGCGTAGTGGAGGGTATGCTGATGGTGTTGGATCTCCGATTGGAGATGGATGCTGATTGTTCGAAATAATTAAAGGAAAAGTTGCTGTCTGATTGTCATTAGTCTAACATTTTAAATGTTGGAATCACAACGTAGTTATTATCATATAACAGCTTGTTTCCTGATTTAGCCAGCCTCCCCAAAGGCTGGTTTTTTTCTAATAAGTATTATTTCGGGTAGGGATTTTATTGTTTAACCCATAATAATTCATTGACATTGAATCCCAACTTTTGAGCGGTTCGCACATAGTCTGCTTTTACTTTATCTGGAATAGTTGGGGTCCTTGCCAGAATCCATAGGTATTCTCTGTTCGGACCACTGACAAGAGCATACTTATACTCATCATCCAGTTTGATTACATTATAGCCACCATAGAAGGGGCCAAAAAACGAAACCTTCAATGCTGCAGTTTTAGTATCTCCAGTAAAGTATGCTTTACCTTCGCTCTCGCTCCATTTATTTTTCGTTGGATCGTATCCACGGTTAAGTACACGAATCCCTCCGTCGTTCCGTTTTCCATAAGTAGCGCTGACCTGTTCCAGACCACGTTCGAACCGGTTCTCGAGGCGAGCTATTTCATACCATTTTCCGAGGTAGCGGTTGGCGTCAAAATTTGTAATCGGCTGCACACCTTTAGGTGGTGTCGGGGCCTTACATGCTATAAGAGTGAAAGAGAGTGCAATGCCAGTCAACACAGGCCATAACTTCATAATAAATCCTGTACTTTTGATAGTTGAGAGTAAGTATGAAAGATAGATGATTACGACCGATCACTTAAAGAACTTTCATACTATATTAGGAATAGTCCATAACAGAAAAATTGTCAGTGATGACGCCAGAAAGGCAATTTATTCCGTGCACTACACAGTTTATGTGTTAATGAATTAGTCAAGGGGGAGAATATGATAAAAAAACCTGTGATTGGAATCAGCGGTTGTTTGGCCGGTTCTGCTGTTCGTTTTGATGGTGGTCACAAAAGAGCTGACTTTTTAATGGACAAATTAGTGGAATGGGTAACATTCAGACCAGTATGTCCGGAAATGGCTATAGGGCTGCCAGTTCCGCGTCCTGCTCTACGTCTTGTGCGCTCGATGCAAGGAAATATACGGATGTGTTTCAGCCACGACCAGAATGAGGATGTGACAGAGAGAATGACAGAGTTTAGTCGTTCTTATATGGACAAATTAAAGGATGTATCGGGGTTTGTGGTTTGTGCTAAATCTCCCAGCTGTGGCATGGAGCGCGTGCGTGTCTATGATGAAAATGGTAATCGAGGTCGTAAAGATGGAGTGGGACTATTTACGAGCACTTTGATGGAAAAGTTTTCCTGGCTACCGGTTGAAGAGGATGGGCGATTACATGATCCAGTGCTTCGTGAGAATTTTGTTGAAAGAGTTTTTGCTTTGCATGAGCTCAATCACCTTTACAAGGAGAAATTATCAAGAAGAGAGTTATTAGCTTTTCATAGTCGTTATAAGCTTCAGTTGTTGGCGCATAGTCAGGCAGGCTATAAAGATATGGGACCATTTGTGGCTGCAATACACGAGTGGGCGGACCTTGAATCATACTTTGAGGTGTATCGTGATAAGCTGATGGCGATTCTCAGAAAACCTGCATCACGTAAAAATCACACGAATGTGCTGATGCATATACAGGGGTATTTTAGTAACTACTTAAGTACACGCCAGCGTAAAGAGTTGAGCGAGGTTATACTTAACTATCGTTCTGGCACATTACCTCTTCTTGCGCCGTTGACTCTGCTGAAGCATTATCTGGGTGAGTATCCTAATGATTACTTGCTTACACAAAATTACTTCGATCCCTATCCGGACGAACTGGCTCTAAGACTGATGGTAAATTAATTGTATGCGATATCATCCAAAAGGATGAGTTCCTGCATGCAGGATATTTACAATCGTAAAAACTACACTATGATACCCAGAGTGTCAGTTTGTATAAAAACTCTGTTTACGCTGAAGAAACAATTGAGATGCAACTTAAAGTTGGTAAACATGCCAGTCAAAATATATGATATTATGATTCCACGCAGCTATATATAATATAACAGATTGGTTTAATAATTTGTCTTTGTGAGTTAAATACATAATTTTATACTTGTGATGTAATGAAATTTTCCTTATTGTTGAACTGGCGAATATTGATTTTCCACCTACACTTACCTGGTGTAACCCCAATGATATCAGGTGGATAATATGCCATACATATGTTCTATCATTTTGGTGTTGAATTCGTTTGATGTCCGAATTGGTAAAGAAGATATTTTGTTTAAAAAAGGAAGTGCTGTTCTCATTGATTACAATTTAAAAGATTTTTTTCATCAAATATAGATCATGTAATGATCGTAGATGTTGAAGAAAAAACAGTTAATGATTTCTTTAAAAGCAACACACTCTCACCTTTTTCTGTAAGAAGGTTTTATCCGGCATACTTGATGGTGGAATGTGAAGATTTTTCATTGTTAAAGAACTTGATTGCATGCTTGAATTGTGATGGCAGAACTGTGGATTTTGTTAGAAATCAAATATCACTTGCATGTCTTGCTATCTTATCTTCAGAGAAAATAGTGCAAAGTTTTTTATTTGGATGTCTTAATAGTTTAGGAAGTAAAGTTAAGGCTATTATTCACACGGATATATCTGCAGCATGGAGACTTTGTGATATATCTTCAAGACTGTATCTGAGTGAAAGTCTGTTAAAAAGAAAATTAAAGCACGAAGGCTTATCATTTAGTAAGTTAATTCTTGAAGAGCGAATGGTGATGGCGGAAAGGTTATTAAGCTACAATTTATATTCTGTTGGAAAAGTTGCTGAGATATGCGGTTATGAAAACACGTCATATTTTGTAAGTGTTTTCAGAAGGTATTTTGGTGTTCCTCCCCATCAATATTCATCAAGATTTTTTTTAGAAAAAGACATGATGTAACGTGATGCGTTTTAATGATTTTGTAATTTTCGTATTTGATAATTGTATGATGCTTTCAGCTACGCCAGAATAATCGCGGCGTTTTTCTTTTTGAATAGATGTTCAAGCCTTACGCTAATGTAACTTCTATACCTTTCCTCTTCGTTCCGAACCGTGTACACCATCCGTTATTTGCGGAGGTGAGGCTATGAAATCCATGGATAAGTTAACAACGGGCATTGCCTACGGCACCTCCGCAGGCAGTGCTGGCTACTGGTTTTTACAGCTGCTCGATAAAGTCACGCCCTCACAGTGGGCAGCAATAGGTGTGCTGGGTAGCTTGGTATTTGGCCTGCTGACGTACCTGACAAACCTTTATTTCAAGATTAAAGAAGATAAGCGCAAGGCTGCGAGAGGTGAATAATGCCTCCATCATTACGAAAAGCCGTTGCTGCTGCTATTGGTGGCGGAGCAATTGCTATAGCATCAGTGTTAATCACTGGCCCAAGTGGTAACGATGGTCTGGAAGGTGTCAGCTACATACCATACAAAGATATCGTTGGCGTATGGACTGTATGTCACGGGCATACAGGAAAAGACATCATTCCCGGTAAAACGTATACCGAAGCAGAATGCAAAGCCCTCCTGAATAAAGACCTTGCCACGGTAGCCAGACAAATTAACCCGTACATCAAAGTCGATATACCGGAAACAACGCGCGGCGCTCTTTACTCGTTCGTCTATAACGTGGGCGCAGGCAATTTCAGAACATCCGCTCTTCTTCGCAAAATAAACCAGGGCGATATCAAGGGCGCATGTGACCAGCTACGTCGCTGGGCATACGCTGGCGGTAAGCAATGGAAAGGCCTGATGACTCGTCGTGAGATTGAGCGTGAGGTCTGTTTGTGGGGGCAACAATGAGCAGGGTAACCGCGATTATCTCCGCTCTGGTTATCTGCATCATCGTCTGCCTGTCATGGGCTGTTAATCATTACCGTGATAATGCAATCGCCTACAAAGAACAGCGCGATAACAAGGCCAGTGAACTGGAGAAGGCGAACGCCACCATTACTGACATGCAGCAGCGCCAGCGTGATGCTGATGCACTCGATGATAAATACACGAAGGAGTTAGCTGATGCGAAAGCTGAAAATGATGCTCTTCGGCGCAAGCTTGATAATGGTGGTCGGGTGCTCGTCAAAGGAAAATGCCCTGTGCCATCCTCAGCCGAAACCTCCAGCGCCTCCGGCATGGGCAATGATGCCACCGTCGAACTCTCTCCAGTTGCTGGACGAAACGTTCTCGGTATCCGGGACGGAATTATCCGCGACCAAACAGCACTGAGAACGCTTCAGGAATACATCAGGACGCAATGCCTTCGATGATAGCGATAATTTTACTCATCATCCTTCACATCTGGCTCTGTAGACAGGGTGGTGCTCACTTCTGGAGTGAATCCAGATTAAACATCTCATTGCTGATGCTTGATATTGAGCATTTTGCGCGCGGTAAGGGGCTGCGTTGAGATAAGAACCAGTCATTACAAATACCAGGATTTAGCCTCGCATTCGCGGGGCTTTTTATTGCCATTACAAAAGCCACTTCCTACAGAGTGGCTTTGATAATGGTTTATACCCTACACGGGATAACTTAACTGATATCCCTTTTAAAGGATAAAGGTATTCAAGCCTGACACATCATGCGCTGTATCGTCGCCGTATTCCCGTATTAACAGAGACCGTAGCCCGACGGGGAACTCCTTCTGCGCGAGTGTGCGGGAATAATCAAAAACGATGCACACCGGGGTTACCGGGTACACATATTTCATCATGCCAGCGAGTCCGGTTCTGGCACGGAAGAAACCGGACGTTATGATTTAGTGCGGAAATATTTGTGTAGTGTTCTGAATGTTCTCAGTAAAGAGTAATGAATTATCAAAGGTATAGTAATACCTTTTGTTTTCGTGGATATTTGTAATCCATCTGAAAACCCCTGCTGTAGCAAGATTTTTCCTGTATTCGTAAAATGATAACTCTCCTGATTTGAATCCTTTTAAGGTGGCTTCTATAAGGCATTTATTTTTTGAAAATCTTACATTTACAACCTTACCCTGTCCTTTTATTAAAACCGTATTATCGTTTTCAAGAACAAGATGAATATTCTCTGTAGCTAAATAGTAAATGTAATGTGAGACATTGTGACGTTTTAGTTCAGAATAAAACCAGTGATAGTTTAAATTATTTCGCACTTTATCGAATATTTGTTTAAAAATGGCAACCTGAGCCATTGTAGTACCTTCCATGTGATATGAGGGGCGTAGTCTGCACGATTATCTAAATTGCTTCAATCTGGTCTGATCTGTTTTCTGAGCAATTCAGTAATGTCACTCTTTTCTTTGTTTGCTTCAGGAGAAACTCTTTTTTCTGAGCACAGTCTCCGGCGGCAGGCTTCAATGACCCAGGCTGAGAAATTCCCGGACCCTTTTTGATCAAGAGCGATGTTAATTTGTTCAATCATTTGGTTAGGAAAGCGGATGTTGCGGATTGTTGTTCTGCGGGTTCTGTTCTTCGTTGACATGAGGTTGTCCCGTATTTAGTGTCGCTGATTTGTATTGTCTGAAGTTGTTTTTACGTTAAGTTGATGCAGATCAATTAATATGATACCTGCGTCATAATTGATTATTTGACGTGGTTTGATGGCGTAGATGCACGTTGTGACATGCAGATGATAATTATTATCATTTTGCGGGTCCTTTCCGGCGATCCGACAGGTTACGGGGCGGCGACCTCTCGGGTTTTCGCTATTTATGAAAATTTTCCGGTTTAAGGCATTTCCGTTCTTCTTCGTCGTAACTTAATGTTTTTATTTAAAACACCCCCTGAAAAGAAAGGAAACGACAGGTGCTGAAAACGGGCTTTTTGGCCTCTGTCGTTTCCTTTCTCTGTTTTTGTCCGTGGAATGAACAATGGAAGTCAACAAAAAGCAGCTGGCTGACATTTTCGGCGCGAGTATCCGTACCATTCAGAACTGGCAGGAGCAGGGAATGCCCGTTCTGCGGGGTGGTGGGAAGGGTAATGAGGTGCTTTATGATTCTGCCGCCGTCATAAAATGGTATGCCGAAAGGGATGCTGAAATTGAGAACGAAAAGCTGCGCCGGGAAGTTGAAGAACTGCGGCAGGCCAGCGAGACAGATCTCCAGCCAGGGACTATTGAGTACGAACGCCATCGACTTACGCGTGCGCAGGCCGACGCACAGGAGCTGAAAAATGCCAGAGACTCCGCTGAAGTGGTGGAAACCGCATTCTGTACTTTCGTGCTGTCGCGGATCGCAGGTGAAATTGCCAGTATTCTCGACGGGATCCCCCTGTCGGTGCAGCGGCGTTTTCCGGAACTGGAAAACCGACATGTTGATTTCCTGAAACGGGATATCATCAAAGCCATGAACAAAGCAGCCGCGCTGGATGAACTGATAAAGCGCAGGCGCTCACTATCAACAAGGATGAGGTTAACTCAACAGTTGATTTAACCCTTACAAAACAATCAGGGACTGGCAATCGTTTTGTTTTACAGAACTCAGGTAATGCAGAACTACCGTTTTCTGTCAGGGTGTGGGGTTCCAGTACTCGACAAAACGTTTTTGAGGTTGGAACGTCTGCTGCGTATCTGTTTTATGCGCAAAAAACGTCAGCAGGCCAGTTGTTTGATGTAAATGGCGCTATTAATTGCACAACGCTGAATCAGTCATCAGACCGCGACCTTAAAGACGATATTCTCGTTATCAGCGACGCGACGAAAGCAATCCGTAAAATGAACGGGTACACCTACACGCTCAAGGAAAACGGAATGCCTTATGCTGGCGTTATTGCACAGGAAGTAATGGAGGCGATACCTGAAGCTGTGGGATCGTTTACTCATTATGGTGAAGAGTTGCAAGGTCCGACCGTTGACGGCAACGAGCTACGCGAAGAAACTCGCTATCTTAATGTTGACTACTCCGCCGTGACGGGGTTACTTGTTCAGGTCGCCCGTGAAACAGATGATCGCGTTACCGCGCTGGAAGAGGAAAATACAACGTTACGTGAAAATCTGGCAACAGCAGGCACCCGGATCACCACTCTGGAAAATCAGGTAAGCGAACTGGTTGCACTTGTCGGGCAGTTAACAGGAAGCGAACATTGATATCCTTCAAGCCCTGAAGGAGGCTGTTCCTGGTACGTTCAGACTGTTGTTGAGCTGGAAATCGCAACGGAGGAAGAAACCTTGTTGCTGGAAGTCTGGAAGAAGTATCGGGTGTTGCTGAACCGTGTTGATACATCAACTGCACCTGATATTGAGTGGCCTACGAACCCTGTCAGGGAGTAATCATTGGGATTATGCCGCAGCACGTCTTAAGCAAGAGCGAGCTGCGGTTGGATGCTATTTTTTCCCTGAAGCGGAAAACATTACTACAGTACCTTGAACCTTGGTTTTAACATTCTCGAAATGCTCTGAGAGTATATGTGTTAAGCCTTCTTCGGAATCTTTTGTGTTTGAAAAGATGCCTTTCTGATTGTAAATGCGCATCAGTTTTTGACCGAAGCTATTGTGCACAACTCCATCGCCAAGAATTGTGGCTCCGTATAGAGTTCCATCGTCAGTTAAGGCCTGCGCCGCATTGCGTATTACACAGCTTTTTGTAGATATATTTCCAGGCAGGCAGTGAAGAAGGTAAAACATGGAAATGGAATCAAATTGACCATGTAACGCCGCGGGATAAGGTTCAAAAACATCATGGCTAATTTTATGTTTAATTTTTGATTCCCCAGCCCTTGTAGATGCCGCGTTCAGGCTAGCTTCGTTCAAATCCATTAAAGATATCAGACTACTCTCAGGTACGTGAGTAAGGTAAAACCCAGTTCCAACACCAATATCCAGATGGTTGTTACCTAAATGTTCCAGAAAGTGTGGAAGAAGGTGTTCCTTTGTAGGACATCCCCATGCAAGCCGATTTGATACTCCCAAAACCCACCAGTCATAAAGCTTTAGGGTAAGTGGTGTGTAAATTTTAGCCCCATCATCTGTGTTTTTTTTCATTAATTTCACCATGTTATAGTTTTGTTTGTGAATTAAATCAATTATGGTGATGAATTACAAGGGGTTAAATGCTGCCGCAGCATAGCGATATTGAAATAGCCTGGTATGCTTCGATACAGCAGGAGCCGAATGGCTGGAAGACCGTCACCACATAGTTCTACATCCAGGAATTCAGTGAGCATATTGCGCCACTTCAGGATGCTGTAGATCTGGAGATCGCAACGGAGGAAGAAAACTCGTTGCTGGAAGCCTGGAAGAAGTATCGGGTGTTGCTGAACCGTGTTAATACAACAACTGCACCGGATATTGAATGGCCAACAGTACCCATTATCGAATAGTGCATTACGAACTGCAGGATATTATATGGGATAATATTCTGCAGTTTATTGGGGCTGTATTTTAAAAAGGTGTTTATTTTGAGTGAATTATCACCTTGTTTTTTCCGGTTCTTTTGGCTTGATATAACGCTTTATCGGCATTGACTAACATTTCAGATGGGCTGAGATTATTCTCTTTTGAAGTAAAGCAACCAATACTGACAGTTATTTTCTCAGGTCCATGCGATAATAATTTTTCCGAGCATTGCTCTTCAATGTTTTTTCTGATTCGCTCTGCAATTGATAGCAAGAGCTTTTGAGTATTACCTTTAATGATAATACCGAACTCCTCACCGCCTAAGCGCCCTAATACATCCTCTTTCCTGATGGATTTTTTTATTATTCTGGTAACCATTACTATGACTTGATCACCCATATGATGCCCCCATTTGTCATTGATGCTTTTGAAACTGTCAATATCTAACATTATTACTGAGAAATCATGGTGTTTTGATATATTCTTCAATGAGTCAATAAAGTATCTTCTATTGTATGTATTCGTTAGTGGATCATGAATTGCCATATGATTAGCATGATTTAATTTCCTGAAAACATAATACATGAGTGTTGAAATGATATAAATCATTGATATCAATTCAAGAAATTTTGTCATATACCATGCAGGATGGGATTTATCAATAAAATACAATAAAATTAGATTATTGCATACTGACACTATACTAATAAGTATTATACACAACCATATTTTTGAGTAATTACGTATGCTGATGCATGAGCTGATAAGTAATACAAGCCAAAATACTGATATTATTTTGGTGTACACGATATTCCACGTCGGCAAATGACGATTCAGCGAGTATTGTATAATATTAAGACTATATTTTATATTGTCACTGCTTAGATTTTTTGCTACAAACGGAGTAATAAAAAGAATTAATATTGACAAAACAACAATTATTATGTTTCTTTTATCTTCTAAAACACTTTTATTTTTAACATTGGTGGAATAAACAGCCAGAAAGATTATAG